TATTAAATAAGCTTCAGATAGCATCGCAAGCATTAAACAATAATTCTTCCAATTATGTAGGAACACGTTTCGGATCTAATTTAACACCTTATAAAAAGAATGGAATTTACTACGACTATAAAACTAAAAATCCATTTACAATTTATAAAGATAGTACGCCCTATTTATATTTAACAAAAACATCTGGAATTGAGGTTAGTGGACAATTTAATATTTTAGAAAATCGTGGCCTATCATTACCAATTAATAGTCAGATAGCTTCTAATTTTAAAATAAGTGCAGCCCAGATATGGCTAAAATATGATAAAGAAGAGTTTCCAGCAGTAGCTACTGAAATATTTGAAATTAATCATAAAGATGGATCTTTAAAGTTTTACATAGAAGCAAACAGTAGTTTATTAAATAGAGGAAAAATATTTGTATTAAATGAAAATGGTGTACCGTATAATGGTCTTGCTTTTTATTTAAATGGTAACTTGGTAAGAGAGCCAGTAATATCATTAAATGAGTGGTCTGCTATAGGTATAGCATTTTTAACTTCATTATCATTTAATTCTTATTTGGGTAATATTAATATAACTGGTCCTATGGTTTTTAATAATATTGCTTATTACCAAGCAAACGCTATTCAAGAAATTGAAAGCAGTACACGTAGGCCATGGTTCCAGGTATTAACAGACGGAGTCACTACTTTTGATTGGCAGTACTGGTATAACAACTTTACCTGGGAGGGTATGCTTATAATTGGTTCTACAGAATATTATGGAATTAATCCATCTGATATTTATAAAACATATATTGGAACAAATAAAATAATAGTTGATGATGAAGAAGGATTAATATACCAGCCAGAAAAATTAAAAGTTTATTCAGAGGTTGAGTGGTCTAGCACTGTCTCAACACCAGTATAATCTGCTATACTTGTGGTTATGGAATCGTTAATAAATCCAAAAACTGGTCAACCATATGTACAAAATGTACGTCGTAAGGTCATAGATAAGCAATATGACTGGGGTCTTTATGTATATAAAAAATCTAATGGTAAATGGTTTACTGATGATACTGGCTCAGTTTTAAACATTCCATCTGAGCGTGGAGATATTTCTAAGATTGGTGAACTTAAAAAGGTAGCAATGCATTATGGAGATGATGGTGAAGGTAAGGCAGTTTTTGTTCCTGGACTTACAAGAATTAGTGAAGAAGAGTATTCCGAACAAAGAGAAAGACTTAGAGAAGGTCTTATTCCATCAATGAATGATCTTGGTGCTTGGCATGCAGCACAACAGACTTTAGATAAATATGGTAAGGGTGCAATAGATGAGTGATAATGAAGAATATATCCGTGCTGGTTTAAATACACAACATAGAGAAGAAAATATTTTTAAAGCACAAGATCCCTTTAATAAAAGCTGGGATCAATTAAAAGATTATGCTGGACTTGATCAAAACTTCCGTCGCAGAACAACCAGAAATATATCAAAATATATTAGTCCAGAAACTAATCAGGCCTATCTCAATGCTGCTAATGTAAATCCTAGTGGAGTAGATGCTGAATCAAAACAGATTAATCCTGGCACGGTGTATAGAAATGGATACGGATTATTTGATGTAATTACACCACCATACAATATGTATGAACTAGCAAACTTCTACGATACATCTTTTGCTAATCATGCTGCTATTGATGCTAAGGTAGAAAATGTCGTTGGTCTTGGATATAGGTTTGATGTTACAGATAGAACAACGCTTAGGTTTGAGCTAAATGATGATCAGGGTGCTGTTGATAGGGCCCGTCGTCGTATTGAGCGAATGAAAATTCAACTACGTGACTGGCTAGAATCGCTTAATGATGATGACTCATTTACAAAAACCATGGAAAAGGTTTATACAGATTTGCAGGCAACAGGAAACGGATTTATTGAAATAGGAAGAACTGTTGCTGGAGAAATAGGTTATGTTGGCCATATTCCAGCCACAACAGTTCGTGTTCGTCGCTTACGTGATGGTTTTATTCAGATTATTGGTCAAAAGGTTGTATATTTCCGTAATTTCGGTGCAAAAAATCCTAATCCAATGGGTAATGATCCTAGACCAAATGAAATTATTCATATTAAAGAGTACTCGCCATTAAATACATTTTATGGAGTTCCAGATATTATTGCAGCACTTCCATCTTTGATAGGTGATCAACTTGCTTCTCAATATAATATTGATTACTTTGAAAATAAAGCAGTTCCAAGATATATTGTTACCCTCAAAGGTGCAAAGTTGTCTGCTGATGCTGAAGATAAAATGTTTAGGTTTTTACAAACTGGCTTAAAATCTCAATCCCATAGAACACTATATATTCCGCTTCCTGGAGATAGCGATTCTAGTAAGGTTGAATTCAAGATGGAACCAATTGAAAACGGCATTCAGGAAGGCTCATTTAAAGAGTATCGTAAACAGAATCGTGATGATATTTTAATAGCACACCAGGTTCCAATTTCTAAGCTTGGTGGTTCAGATTCTGCTGCAATTGCTGCTGCTTTGGCTCAAGATAGAACATTTAAAGAGCAGGTATCAAGACCAGCACAAAGACATCTTGAAAAAGTTGTTAACAAAATAATTAAAGAAAAAACTGATGTTCTTGAACTAAGATTTAATGAGTTAACACTAACTGATGAAATAGCACAGTCTCAGATTATTGAGCGTTATGTCAAGACACAGGTCATGACTCCTAACGAAGCTCGTGAAAAATTAGACTTGCCACAGAGACCAGATGGAGATGATCCATTTATTATGTCACCAAGACAGGCTACCGATGCAAGAGCAAATTTAGCGGGGAACCGTCAAAGAGAATCTGAAAGAACAAATAATAATTCAGATTCAACAACAACCATATCTGGAAGAAATGCACAAGGAGAAGGTAGAGCGTCTCAATAATTGAGAAAACCCTTTAAAGCAGTGCTATAATATAACAGTTATGTTAACAAACAAAGCTCATTGGGTTACCGATGGCGAAAATGTTCGCCTATCAATGCCTATTGGAAAAATAGACGTAGAACGTCGTATGGTTTCTGGTTTTGCAACCCTAGACAATCTTGATCGTCAGGGTGATATTGTAACCACGGAGTCAAGTATAGAGGCATTTAAGAATTTTCGTGGTAATCTTCGTGAAATGCATCAGCCAAGCGCAATCGGCAAGTATTTTGATCCAAATGATAAAAAATTCTATAGCGGAGTTTATGTTTCAGCCTATGTTTCAAAAGGTGCACAAGATGCTTGGGAAAAAGTTCTTGATGGAACATACACTGGTTTTTCAATTGGCGGGAATATTAAAAGCTGGGATGATGCTTATGATGAAAAAATTGATAAGACAGTTCGTGTAATTAAAACCTATGAACTTCATGAGCTATCTTTGGTAGATAATCCAGCTAATCAATTTGCAAATATTGTTTCAATAGAAAAGATAAACGGTCAGAATGTAGTTGGCGGATATTTGTCTAAAGCAGAAATTGAAAATGTTTTTTGGGACTCTGATTCAGGAATCGTAATTACATCAGAAGAAGATTCAGCAGTAAGTCCAGTCAATGGCAACAAAATGCAGAATATTGGTTTTATAGAAAAAAGTGATAAAGAAAATACAGAAATGATAAAATTCTTAGTTGATAGTGCTAAAGGCATTAATCCAATTAAGATTAACAAGGAGGTAAATCTAATGACAGAATCAACAGAAACAGCACAAGAGGCTGTAGTTGAAAATGCAGAGGTTGCTCCAGAGGCACAGCCAACAGAAGTTGCTGCAGAAGCAGTTGTAGAAGCACCTGCCCAAGCTGCAGAGACTACTGTAGTTGCTGAAGAGGCTCCAGCTGCTGAAGAGCTAGCTGTTGCTAAGTCAGACAATGCTAGTGCTGATTCAGCTGTTGTAGAAACATCAACTGAATTACATAAGGCAGAAGATGCAGTGGCAGATGCTGTTGCAAATGTTAAAGAAGAAGTTGCCAAGGCAGTTTCAGACATTAATGCTTCCCTTACAAATGCCTTTGGCGATCTTGCTGAAACAATCAAGTCTCTTAACGAGAAAGTAACAGCAGTAACAAAAACTCTTGATTCCGTAACAAACGATGTTAATGGACTCAAGAACAACTTTAATGAGTTTGGCAAGCGAGTAGATCTTGTAGAACAAGACACCGCTTTCCGCAAGTCTGGCGATCTAGGCGAGATCGTACAGGAATCACCACAAGTGATTCAAAAATCCCTATGGGGCGGACGTTTCCTCACAAATGCCGACCTATTTAACTAAGGTAAATCACTAGGAGGTGAACAATATGTCGGAAAACACAAATCTAGAAAAAAACTACCCAGGTTCTGGAGATGGAGCTGAAATTAACTCAGCTGGATCTCTCGTATCTGGTGGAGTTGGTGGTGCAACTGGTTTAAACTCTGCAGGATCATCTGTAGGATCTCAACTAGGTAACACAGCTACTGCAGCTTTTGGTGTAACAACTGGAGCAAACGCAGTAAACCCAACTGGTTCTGCTGGTGGTATTCTTGCTCCTGAACAAGCACGTCGTTTTATTGATTACGTGTGGGATGCAACAGTTCTCGCCAAGGATGGCCGTCGTGTCACCATGCGAGCAAACACCATGGAAATTGAGAAAGTTAACGTTGGAGAGCGTGTAAT